GTAGAAGAAACTGAAGAAATGGTTCGTGAGTACACAGAAAAAGTTTCACACAATCCAAGTGAAGAAGCAAGTGTAAACAAAGCATCAATGAAGGAACCAAAGCGTCCTGCAAGTGATGCAAAAGGTGTAATGAGTTCAGGCGAAGAGTCAGGCGCAAGCACACCAACATCAACAACACAAAGTGATGCGGCTGATCCGCGTGACGCAACAATGAGTAAAGCATAATTTCTATGTTGTACTTGAGAGAAAACCTAACGTTTAAAGATGCAAATGTTGTTTATGAAGCAACAGAAAATTCTAATGGCGGCAAGGATCTCTACATGAAAGGCATTTGTATCCAGGGCGGGGTAGAGAACGCAAACAAGCGTGTATACCCTGTCTCTGAAATTACTAATGCTGTAACTACCATCAACGAGCAAATAAAAGAAGGCAACAGCGTTCTTGGCGAAGTTGACCATCCAGATGATCTCAAAATTAACCTTGATCGAGTATCGCATATGATTGAAAGTATGTGGATGGATGGACCTAATGGGTATGGTAAACTAAAGATTCTTGAAACACCAATGGGTCAACTTGTGAAAACAATGATCAACGGTGGAGTAAAACTAGGAGTTAGTAGCCGAGGCAGTGGAAACGTAAATGAATCCAGTGGTCAAGTTGCTGATTTTGAAATTGTCACAGTTGACGTTGTGGCACAACCCAGTGCACCAAATGCATATCCAGTAGCGATTTACGAAGGACTACTTAATATGCGTGGGGGGCATAAAGTACTAGAGATGGCTCGTGAAGCGAACGGCGATGCTCGAGTACAAAAATACCTGAAGGAAGAGATGACTCGACTTATCAGGGACTTAAAGATCTAGGAGATCAAAATGCTAGATGCTATCAAACCACTTTTGGATAGCGACCTCGTGAATGAGGAAACTCGTACAGAAATTGCTGAACAATGGGAAGCAAAGATGAACGAAACTCGTACACAGGTTACTGCAGAACTTCGCGAGGAGTTTGCACAACGCTATGAGCATGATAAATCTACTATGGTTGAAGCCTTAGATCGTATGGTTACAGAAGGTCTTACTACAGAAATAGCAGCAATTGCTGAAGAGCGCAAAGCAATTTCTGAAGACCGTGCTAAGTTTGTTGCAAGAATGCAAGAAACAAGCGGCACATTTGATCAATTTTTAGTCAAAACACTTAGTGAAGAGATTAAGGAATTAAGATCTGAAAGAGAAGATCAGCAAGCACTAGTTGCAAAACTTGAAGAGTTTGTTACTTCACAACTTTCAGAAGAAATTTCAGAGTTCCAAAAAGATCGTCAAGATGTTGTTGAAACTAAAGTAAGATTGGTTAAAGAAGCTCGTGAGCAGTTTGCAAACCTTAAAGAAAAGTTTGTAAAGCACACAAGCAAGGCTGTTAATGAAGCAGTAACCGGCTATCTAAAAGGTGAAATGAATCAACTTAAAGAAGATATTCAAATCGCAAAAGAGAATACTTTCGGACGTAAAATCTTCGAAACTTTTGCTACAGAATTTTCATCAAGTCACTTAAACGAAAATCAAAAGATTAAAGAACTAGAAGCGGCAGTCCAAGCGGCTACTGAAGAAGTTACAAAAGTCAATGAAAGTCTTGAAGAAAAGTCAAAGATCGTTGAGAGTAAAGAGCAAGAAATTGCTATTATTCAAGAAAACGTCGAGCGCAGTAAAACACTTGACGAACTATTGAAGCCACTCAACAAAGATAAGGCAGCAATTATGACTGACCTACTAGAAAGTGTACAGACTGCAAAATTGCAGACTGCTTTCGACCGTTACTTGCCAGCAGTACTGGACGGTAAATCAATGATTAAGGAATCTAAAAAAGAGACCATCGTTGAAAGCCGCACAGAAGTGACAGGTAATAAAGAACAAAAAACAGTCCAGGTTGAAGAAGGAAACGATAACATCGTTGACATCCGCAAACTTGCTGGCTTAAAATAAAGTACAATAGAGGAGACTTAAATGTCAGACGTACTACTAGAAAGCCGTTGGGACGATACTAAAGACGCACTTCTTGAAGGTCTAGAAGGTAATCGCCGCAACAGCATGAGTGTTGTTTTAGAAAACACTCGTAAATACTTGAAAGAGGCAGCAACATCAGGTGCATCAGCAGCAGGTAACATTGCTACACTTAACCGTGTAATTCTACCAGTTATCCGTCGTGTGATGCCAACAGTTATTGCTAACGAAATCGTTGGTGTGCAGCCAATGCAAGGTCCAGTTGGTCAGATTCATACACTTCGTGTACGTTATGCTGAAACAGCTACTTCAACTGCTACTTCACCATTTGATACAGACACAGTTGCTGGTGATGAAGCTCTTTCACCATTTAAAATTGCTACTGCATATTCAGGCTCACTTACAACAGGTAAGGGTGACACAACAGCAGCAAAAGAAGGAACAGGCGGTCGTGCGCTTTCAATCCAGATCCTAAAGCAGCCAGTTGAAGCAAAAACTCGTAAGCTACAGGCACGCTGGACATTTGAAGCAGCTCAGGACGCACAGTCAATGCATGGTATTGATGTCGAAGCTGAAATCATGGCAGCACTTGCACAAGAAATCACTGCTGAAATTGATCAGGAAGTACTAGGTTCACTACGTTCACTAGCCGCTACTGAAGAAACTTTCAACCAAGCAGCAGTTTCTGGTACAGCAACATACGTTGGTGACGAGCATGCAGCTCTTGCAGTTCTAATCAACCGTACAGCAAACAAGATTGCACAGCGCACACGTCGCGGTGCAGGTAACTATGCAGTTGTATCACCTGAGTCACTAACAGTGCTTCAGAGTGCATCAACAAGTGCATTTGCTCGTACAACAGAAGGCACATTTGAGGCACCAACAAACACTAAGTTTGTAGGTACACTTAACGGTGCAATGCGTGTGTATGTTGATTCATATGCAGCAGACAGTACAGCAGTACTAGTTGGCTACAAAGGCTCAAGTGAAACAGATGCGGCAGCATTCTATTGCCCATACGTTCCGCTAATGTCAAGTGGCACAGTGCTTGATCCATCAACATTTGAGCCAGTCGTATCATTCATGACACGTTATGGTTATGTTGAGCTATCAAACACAGCAAGTTCATTGGGTAACGCAGGTGACTACGTTGGTGAAGTTGCAATGTCAAACATCTCATTCTCATAAGTCTAACTTATAAGATTGAATACAGAAACAGGGACTTTGTCCCTGTTTTTTGTTAAATAAAGTATCAGCAAAGTCTGATTTATGCGGTATACCAACCGCGTAGTGGGCTAGAACCCTCAAAAGGAGAAACAAAATGGGAAGACCAATTAAAAGCGCCGAGACAGTTACTGGTGCAGTAAAACAAGCAAGTGTTAATACTGCTTTACCAATTGGTACAAGCGGATTAGCAGGCAATCAAATGATTTTTAAAGCATTTGTCACTAGTGGGAGTGCAAACAATACAACAGTTATTGAACAAAAAGGTAACAAGCGTTTTCGTTGCACAACTTCAGATGGAACAGAAACATTAACTCTAACTGCAGTAGTACACGGTTCACTAAGTGCAGGTCAATGCCAGGTGACCGGAACAGACAGTGCAGGTGGAACGTACTTTGCAAGTCAACTTACAGGACGTCATTTTGTAGTAGGTGCTCTAGGCACAGGCTCACAGTTTTCAGTAGGTGATAAAGCACTGATTGTAGCATCAGGCCCAGTTGAAAACGTAAGTCTTTCAATACCTAACGGCTAATAACTACTTGACTATACTTAAAGGTTACAGTATAATACACTGTAATCTTTTTTTATGACATGGATGAATTTGCATTTATATTGGGTAATGGCGTAACACGCTTACAAGTAGTTCCAGAGGAGTTGCTTCAGCGAGGCAAAGTCTATGGCTGTAATAGAATATATGAGGAGTTTGCACCAAGTGTACTAGTAAGTACTGATGTTGGAATATCAACAGAAATACAACAATCTGGATACAGTGCAAGGAACGTTCACTATACACGCTCTGTGAATAAAATTGAAAACAGCGGTGCTAATGTTCTACCCAAGGAGTTTGAAGGGTATAGTAGCGGCCCTGCTGCTCTTGCACTTGCTAGTTTAAGTCCGGCAAATTATTTGTTTTTGATAGGTATGGATCTAAAAGGTGTGAATAATATGATTAACAATATCTATGCAGGAACAGCGCATTATAAGGATAAAAATACAGATGCAGTATTTTTTGGTAATTGGATAGATCAAATTACTACCATCATGGGTAAACATGCTAACAAAAGATTCATGCATGTGAATCCTCTAGATAACTTTACTGCTGATGAGTTTCGTAAAAATTCTAACTTCGAAACAATCACTTTGTCAGTGTTTGAAAGCATGATAAATAATACATAAAATAGGATTATTGTTTATGAGTCAAACAAAAACTGTAGCGGGTGACTACACAATCACAGGATCGGGCAGTTTAAGAACTGGCTTTGGAGAGGATGCATTTGGCGCACCTCCGTTTGTTCCTGGATTTCAAGAACGAGTTGGTGTACATGTTCTAGACAATCACGCAATTTTTAATGAAGATAGAATTGCTAATGTAGGTACAAATACTTTTATCTGGGAAACAGACACAGACAACAGTAGTGCATTAACAGCCGCAGTTGGCACAGATTTACTCTCTGGTGGATTCACACTAGCAACAGGCGGAACTGGTGGACATCAAACTGCACTAGCAACAGCAGGTACAAACTATAGTTGTGTAGCATCAAAGCCATGGTGGATCAAAACAAGATTTAATCTTAACGACCATGATGGTGTAGAGTTCTTTTTCGGTTTAACAGAAAGAGCTGCAGATGTTGACAGTTTCCATTTGACAGCCGCTGGAGTAGGCACAGATCGTGTTGGATTTGTAAAAGCAGTACACGATAACGATGCTATTACTTTCGCTGCAACAAAAAATGCCGGCGGTACAATTAGCACTGCACTAGACACAGCGCAAACATATGATGCAGATTTAAGTGTTGTAAGTTTAGGCATACATTGGGATGGGACTAATATTAAATTTTATGCTAACAAAGTTGCAACAACAGCAACTCCAGGTGATATGGTGTTAGTACATACATACTCTACTGCGGCAGGTATTCCTGATGATTCAAATTTAAGACTATGTCTTATGATTGAAACTGGCACAGGTGCTGTAAGCACTGCTCGTATAGAGTACATCAAAGGTGCGTACACCAAGTAAACGATAAATACTATACCGCGATTGGAGTTCTTACATGAGAGCAGCAGAATTTATGAGGGCATTAGCCGATGTTATAGATGCATTGGACGGAGAGAGCAGTGCTACGGCATCATCTCAAGACGATCAAGAATTATTAGACAATCCAGTAATGATGAGCCCTCATCAGCAGCAAATTGAACTGCAAAAATCAGAGCAAGGTAAAACAAATCCTGCAATAGAAAAACTATTGCGAAGTAATGATATAGGCGAAGAAGGCATAAACGCTAATCCCCAACATATTGGCGATGGTAGTAATGCTCGTGAAATGGATAAAAGAGGCAACAATCCTCTTGCATACATGGGTAGTAACACCGGAGCAAGGTAATGGCTATCAATGGTGGTGAATTTACCCAAGACTTTCGTACACAACTAAGAAAATACAGCGACGGTACAACTCGTATCGGCGAAGAAGGACGTCTGTGGTATAACAATTCAGATCAAACACTTCGTGTAAGCGACGGCAGCACTGAAGGCGGAATTGTGCTAAACAGTGGCGGCGGCGGTGGAGGCAGTAGTGGCGTAACTGTACAAGAGGAAGGTAGTAGTCTTAGCACTAAAGGCACTACTCTGAATTTTGTTGGAAGTGGCGTGACTGCAAGTGGCACAGGTGCAACAAAAACAATAACTGTAGATGCAAGTGCTATTACTGTGCAAGACGAAGGCAGTGCATTAAGCACTGCGGCAACTGTACTAAACTTTGTTGGAAGTGGCGTAACTGCAAGTGGCACAGGTGCTACCAAGACTATCACTATTAGTGGTGGAGGCGGTGGCGGTGGTGGTGATGTAGCAGATGACAGCACTCCGCAACTAGGTGGCGATTTAGACGTTGCTGGTTTTAATATTATTAGTGCGGTCAGCAATCAAAACATTAACGTTGTTCCTAACGGTACAGGCAAACTTGTGCTGGCAGGTGACTTTTTACCTAGTGCAACAGAAACTTTTAATCTTGGTAGTGCAAGTTTTAGATGGAAAGATCTGTTCCTTGCAGGTGATACAATAAATCTAGCAGGCAGTACTATTAGTGCAGACGGCACTGGGCAAATTAGTATTAGTGCAGATGGTGTTACATTACCAGATGCTAGTAAGACAGAATCACAACGAGAACTAGCAACGCTCAGTGCTAATAATAGTACAAATCAAGTTGTGGTTGTTACACCATTTTTCACTAATGCAGGTGGATTAGTAACTAAAAATACTGATTTTGAATTCAATGCAACAGTGGATGATCAGCCTGTGTTTACAGGTACAGCAACATTTACACTTGCAAACGGCTCTAGTTTCGCTGAAAGTAGCATAGTCCTCTTCCAACTCTAACTGATAAATATTGCTATGGCAAGCAAGATTCCACTAAGAGCAGTATTTAATGCAAGTAGCGTAGCGACCGGACTAGCAGAGTATCAGTCCGGTGATTTTATTCCTCTATCACATGGCGGTATAGGCGCCGCACTTAGCATAGGTTCTGCTGGACAAGTGCTAAAAGTAAACAGTGGTGCAAGCGCACTAGAGTTTGGTAATGTAGAGGCAGTCCTTAACATTGATGGGATGACTGATGGCACGAGCATTACTATTGTTGATAATGACTTGTTAGCAATTAGTGATGGTGGTACTGAAAAACGTATTACCGCTAGCCAATTAAAAACATACATTGGTGGCTATGACGGCAATATTACTTCGCTTGATATAGATGGCGGTAGTGATATAGGCGAAGCTCTAGCTGATGCTGATTTGTTTATTGTAGACAATGGAGCAGGTGGTACAAATCGCAAAATGGCTGCAAGCCGCATAAAGACATTTGTTGGTGCAAGCACTGGCGGATTTGCAATTACAAATCTAGACATAGATGGCGGCAGCGATATAGGCGCAGATCTTGCCACAACAGACTTAATTGTAGTTGATGATGGTGCTGGAGGCACAAATAAAAAAGCAGCATTGAGTAGACTTGTCACACTGATGGAAGCACAGATAGATGCTATTGGTGGTAACTTAACTGTTACAGGCAATTTGACAGTCAATGGCACTACAACCACAATTTCTACAACCAACTCAGTAATTTCGGACAATCTAATAGAATTAAACAACGGTGCAGGTTCTAATACAAACGATAGTGGTATTGTTATTGAACGTGGAAGCACTGGTGATAATGCAATTATTATGTGGGACGAAAGTGCAGATCAATTTGTAGTTGCAACAACAACTGCAACAGGATCAAGCACAGGAAATATATCACACACTAAAGCAAACTTTGAAGCAGCAGAAATAAAAGGCTCACTTGGAAACTTTACAAGTACTAGTGCAGGCACTGTGCTTACAGTAGCAGGCACTGACGATGGATCAGGCGCAGGACCTGAACTTGTAATAAAAAGAAATAGCAGTTCACCAGCAGACAGTGATGCGCTAGGTGGACTAGTATTTAAAGGTGAGAATGACGCAGATCAAGCAGTAACCTATGCTAAAATACAGGCTAATGCACTAGATGTTACTGATGGTACAGAAGATGGACAAATAGACTTTAAGGTAATGACTAATGGTTCCGCTAGTACAATAGCAACATTAGATAGCACAGGACTATTTCTTAACACAGGTGCAGACATCATATTTGAAGGTGATGGACAAGATGCACATGAGGCAACACTTACAATTGCAGATGGTTTGAGTGGCGATGTAACTCTCACTTTACCTAATGCAACAGACACACTAGTCGGCAAAGCAACTACAGACACACTTACTAATAAAACACTAACAAGTGCAGTGCTTAACACAGGGGTAAGCGGTACTGCAGTGCTTGACGAAGATAATATGGCTAGTAATAGTGCAACACAAGTTGCAACACAGCAAAGTATTAAAGCATATGTTGATACTGAAATAGGCAACATTAGTCAAACAAGTATAACACAAGGCAACAGCAATGTTACTGTGGCAGATAGTGGCACAGGTAATGTAACTATCGAAGTCGATGGTACAGATAGGATAACAACAGTTGCCGCAACTACAACAACTGCAACTGGACACAGCATTGTGCTTGGTGCGGCAAGCACTAGTGCCGCTGGTAGTATTAAATTTTTAGAAGGAACTGATAACGGAACAAATGGAGTTACATTACAAGGTGCAGCAAGTACAGCAGATGTAACAATTCTACTTCCTTCTTCAGCAGGTACAGTAGCACTTACATCAGATCTACCAGCTAACCAAGACTTTGGATTAGTTACAGGTGCAGTAGATGGATCACAAGATTTTGGGAGTATAGCATAAGATGGCACAACAAGTACAATTTAGAAGAGGTAGCACTTCACAACATGGGTCATTTACTGGCGCAGTTGGAGAGGTTACAGTAGATACAGATAAGGATACCTTACTTGTACATGATGGAAGTACAGCAGGCGGAAAAGAGATTGCGTCACTTGCAGGAGCACAAACACTTACAAACAAAACTCTAACAGCACCTAAGATTGCAAGTGGCGGGTTTATTGCAGATGCAAATGGTAACGAACTAATCATCTTTACAACCACAAGTAGTGCAGTTAACGAAATAACATTTGCAAATGCAGCAACAAGTGGTGTACCAACTATTACTACAACTGGCGGTGATACAAACATTGGACTAAAGATTAGTCCTAAAGGTTCGGGTACTATTGATGTTGATACTTCGCAAATCATTAATGTAACAGATCCAACAGCAAATCAACACGCTGCTACAAAAGCCTATGTTGATTCACAAGTTTCAAGTTTAAGTTCTAATAAAATTAATGAAGGTAACAGTAAGGTTGAAGTTACTGACAGTGGTACAGGAAATGTTGTTATAAATGTTGACGGAACAGATCGTATTACGTCTCTGGCTGCTACTACAACCACTGCAACGGGGCATAGTTTTGTAATGGGTGCTGCGAGTACTAGCGCGGCTGGTAGTATTAAGTTCCTCGAGGGAACGGATAATGGCACTAACGGTGTTACACTACAAGGTCCAGCAAGTACAGCAGATGTGACTGTCACATTGCCATCAAGTGCAGGAACACTAGCACTTGCAAATGCTGATACTACTGGAACTGCAGCCATAGCAACAACTGTGACAGTAGCAGATGAAAGCAGTGATACGTCTTGCTTCCCATTGTTTGCGACCGCTGCATCAGGAGACTTAGGTCCTAAGTCAGGGTCTAACCTTACTTTCAATAGTAGTTCAGGTTTACTCACTGCAACAGCATTTGCTGGTGCATTAACTGGTGATGTGACTGGTACTGCTGATGTTGCAACTGCAGTTACAGTAGCAGATGAAAGCAGTGATACTTCATGTAACGTGCTATTTGTTACAGCGGCAACTGGCGATCTACCACCTAAGTCAGGAACCAATCTTACATTTAACAGTAGTTCAGGTGTTCTTACTGCAACAGGGTTTGCTGGTGCACTTACAGGTAATGTTACAGGTACAGCAGATGTTGCCACAGTTGCAACAACAGTTACTATTACAGATAACGAAGATACAGACGAAGATAATGCTATTGTCTTTACTGCTGGTGGCGATGTAGATGGTGGTAACTTAGGACTAGAATCTGATGGTACACTAACATACAACCCAAGTACTGGTGTAGTAACTGCTACAGGATTTGCTGGTGCTTTAACTGGTAATGTCACTGGTAACGCTAGTGGTAGTTCAGGTAGTTGTACCGGCACGGCGGCTGTTGCAACCGCGGTAACATGTGCTGATGAAAGTTCAGACACAAGTTGTAATGTATTGTTTGTAACTGCCGCAACTGGCGACCTGCCACCGAAAACAGGTACTAACTTAACATTTGATAGTGCAAATGGTAACTTAACAACAACGTTGTTTACAGGTACAGCAACAGCGGCACGTTATGCTGACTTGGCTGAAATGTATGCTAGTGATGAAACTATCCCTGAAGGAACAGTGGTATGTTTTGCAGGTGATGGAAAACTTAAACCATGTAATTCAGCCGCATGTAGAAAAGTAGCAGGCATTGTTAGTACTGATCCAGCATATTTGATGAATAGTACACAAGAGGGTGTAGCACTTGCACTAGCAGGGCGTGTGCCTTGTAAAGTTATAGGTCCGGTAGAAGCAGGCGATATGATGATTAGTGCTGGTAACGGTATGGCAAAAGCATTTGATGCTGATGTTGGATCTCCAAAAATGGGTACAGTAATTGGTAAAGCAATCGAAGATCACGTTGGTGATGAAACTACTACAGGTGTTATTGAAGTACTAGCAATGATGATGTAATTAGTTACACATTATTTCTTCAATAGTTTTTATCTTTTCAACAATTTCATCTATTTTTAGTGTGGTAAAAACACCTGGGTGAAGAGGCTTGGGCCAACTATCTAGTTTACTCCAAGCATATCCTTTGTGTTCATTGTTTAGTTTTGGGATAAATTCTTCCTCTACAACACAAACATATGTGCTATAGGTAAAATTATTTTTTGTATTTGTAAACTTTTCTACTGGTATAGTTTTTAAAACGTTGGGAGAAAATCCTATTTCTTCAACAATCTCACGCTGCAATGCGTCATACTCTGTTTCACTAGGCTCAACTTTACCGCCAACAAACGCCCACATACTATCATACCTTGCACCATTACGAAGTACAAAAAGATAACGTGAGGTTGTTTTGCTTAAAAACAGTGCGCCAACACTGCTATTAAATGACGATACTCCAGTCGCCTGCTTTATATTCGCCTTCATACGACTTGACCCACTCTGTCCCGGTCCACTTGTATTGAATGCCTGTGGTACTGTTAGTTAAATAGTGTACACCCGAATCACTGCTACTGTCAAATGCAATTTGCCATCTAACACCTGTCCACTCGATAATATCATTTGCGCTTGCAACAAGATCATTGCCACTGCTATCTTTCCAAGCATCAGCACCGTCTGTATTATCAGAATCTCCTATAGCATTTAGTATAAGATAACGTTGTCCTGTTGCGGCTGCAGGTAATCCAGATCCAGGTGCACTACGCAAAGGATTGATAATTTTTGTTACTGATTCAAGATCATTTGTAGGAATAGTATCACTTTGCACAGTCCATAGTAGTTTATGAGGATCACTAGGATGCAGTGCAATAGTACCTATAATTTCTGCATTGCCCTGCTCTAAGCGTACTTGACTAATACCAGGCACAAGCGCACCATATTGATTTATTAGTGCAGCCCAACTTCTGTCGTCAGTGCCAACTTTTTCGGGCGGATCATTTAATGGTGTATAGTCAACTTTGTTTGTTGTAGTTTCATTTCTATCTAAGATTTGTATAGTGTTTCCTAGTACAATAATGCCGTAGTTCATTGGTGTAAACTTTTGACGAGTACCCATTAGTATCTGTCCATCAATAACACCATCTGCAATGCCACCTTGATCGTCAAATATACTTGCAACAATCTTATTAATCACACCAAGTTTCTTAACTTTAGCAGGTGCAGTAAGATATATTGGCAGTGTAAATTGCAGTGTTGCAATATCTATCTGATCATCAACTCCTACAGGCACACTTCTACTACTAAATTGTACACTTGCAAGTTCAATATAACTTAAACTTGTCCAGTCTAAATAGTTGTCTGTGCTTTGTATTTCTAGTGCAGGATTAAACAGCACAAGTATTTGTTCTAGTAGTTGTAATTTTTGAGTAGTATTACTAGTCCAAATATCAGTACTCATTTGCAGTGTATAAGGCACAGGCATAATACGCTCTACAGTAAACGCATTGCCCTGTTGTGTAGTATAACTATTTGTGTTAGGATCAAATTTGCGCATACGAATATGTTTTTTATCTACAAATGTAGGATCTTGTCTACGTTCAGGATTGTACTCTAATCCAGTAACATAGCAACTAATCATTGGAGTTGGTATAATTTTATTTTCGCTGTTCTCACGAAGTATACTACTGACCATACGAGTACTATCACCATACTTTACAGGTACAGTTTGCAGTGTAACATTGCCAGCACGATCTTTGCCATACTCTACCTGAAAATTACTAAAGGCTCGGATGTACTGTAATAGAAAACGCCTTATCTGTTCATCATAAAAAAACTGTTGCGGCATTAATCTTCCCTAGGTTTCAGTGCGTCACTTAGTGACTGTCTACTTGTTGCCGTAGTGTTATCATCAGCAGTAAATGTGCTTGTGTTATTAGTAAACCCATCCATTTGTGTATTACCTGTTCCTGGTGTAAGTTTACTACGCACATCATCCTCTACTTTAATCCAACGCGATCCACTGTATCTAAATAACCTATTAGGTAAGAAGTCTAAGCGTAGTATATAGTCGCCTTCTTGACTATCGCTAGGAAAACTAGTACCCATACTAATTGGTTCGCCGTTTGGAGCAAGTCCATCACCTACTAGATATCCGCTATAGGCATTGCTATTTGTAGGTGTAATACGTCTAGCATCTGCAGTTGAGTCTGTATTGTCTGCATTTAAATCAGTATCGTCAGCGTTAACGCCCAATGGCTCTAAAGGATTGCCTAGAGGATCAGTAGGCACAATATAATATTGACTTGTATCATATCCACTTTCAGGAACTTCTGCTTCTGCTGCAGCAACAACTTTGTCTGTAATCTCAAGTTCTTTGTTGTATGTAGACAACAAGTCTCTTAAAGTATTTTCTGTGGTGTTTCCGTCACTGTCCTCTTGTAGCACATTTAGAATATCGTTATATTCTTGTGCATCTACTAGTGGTGTACACTTAACACGCCACAGATGACTCCACCAACTTGGACTAAATCCTTCACTAGGACGACTACCTTCTTGCACTACATAGTAGCGTTTAAGGCTAAGTTCTACACTTTCATCAAGTGCGCTAAAGTCTGTAAGATGTGGTAACTCAATAACATCTCCACTCATAAGTTTGCGTCCAAGATTGTTTAGCATATCATTTTCATGGAATGTAATAAACAGCGTGTCGTTTGCTAGAAACAATCCAAACTGACTTAGATCAAAATCTGTGTCACTTACACTGTATATACCACGTAGGTTGTAAACATCTTGGTCATAAATTCTGTCTCTGTTTTCGAGGAATAAAAAGTCCTGTATGCCCAGTGGGTCTGGATCGCTATAGTTAGGTTGACTAGGGTCACTGCCGCCTTGACTAGCAATACCGAGGTACTTGTGTACGTTAATACCAGTACCACCAATCGTAAACATTTCTTTCATTCTTCTGTCAAAGAAGCGATAATCGTTGGTGTGAGCACCGTCTTTCCATAGTGAAATTCTTGGCATACTATTTCCTTATTGCGTAGTATTTATCGCTTATAAATAACTCGATGAAACTAGACCTACACGGACATACTATACATGCAGCCTGGGCTTTATTTAACAGTCGTATTACGGATGCATACTATGACAAGCAACGCACTGTGGTTGTTATCACAGGGCAGGGTGCCATAATGAACGAGTTTAGGGCATGGGCAGCACAACATCCTCACATAAAAAGTTGGACACAAAGTCCACAAAACCCAGGAAGTTACAAATTATTACTTAAAAAAGGTTGACACTTCTCAAATAGGTGCTATATTAATATAGTAAGTTGAAGTTGAGGAGAGAAATATGTCTAAGCCTATTAGTAATGCACAATACAGAAGAAACGTTATCTCTATGCCTAGAGAAAAGCAAATCGAAAGTGTTGAGCGTATGCTGCGTGTTATCCCGCATTGGTTAATGGAAGAAGCAGCTCGTAAAGTTCAAAATCCTAAAGTTATTAAACATTTGGAAAGTCGGCTGCGTCAAGCAAGGCTAATGATGTCAAGTATAATTGCAAACGGGAGGGTTGTATAATGCGTATTAAAGGTGCAATGACTATTTTAACTAAGGAAGCAAAATTCTTAGGTATGACTGTTGACGAAGTTGTGGATTTTATTGATAATAGTAATCACTACACCGTCCCAGTAAAAGTTCTTCAAGCATATGAAGTCTACAAGATGGACCAAGGTTATCGTTGGTCTGGTATAAACTTTGAAACATGGGTGAAAGCATGAACGAAATATTAAATGATATCGAAACACTTACTATTGTAAGAAATGCAGTAAGTACAGGTGTAGAAAAAGAAAAAACGCTTGAGTTATTGGACAAAGTAATACGTCTGAAGTCACTTGAGATAACTAACTTTGAAACACAAATGGAAATGGAGTTTATGAACGATGGCATTAACCGCTCTTAAAGGTAAACCTATCAAACGTAAAAAAGCACCCAAGGCTCGCCGTAAAACAACTGGCGCTGGTGCCGCACCTTTGGACAACTATAAACGTGCAAAGGATTTCTTTCATTTTGATGTAGACAAAAAAGAGTATATGCCTATCATCAAGCAGTATGTCAAAAAGAAGTATGACAAAGAAACTGCACAGGCTATCTTTAAGAACAGTGATGGTGCAATTGCGTTCAGTCATGTTGCAGCATTTTGTTTTTACATGAACAATGATAAAGCAGACCAAGTACCTGAAGATAGTGTGCATTGGATGGAAGGTTTTTTCATTGACAAACTTGCTGAAAAAGGTAGATCTATTGTACAAGAAATTAAGGCAGTAGAAGCTGAAAAGCCTAAAAATGTTTATGTGCCTAGCATCCAAGAGCGTATTAAGGAAGCAAGCGGCAACATTATTGCTGAGATTGAAGAAGCAGTTGATGAGTTTATTGCAGATCCAGACAAGTTCAAAGGATTGGACGCTGTCAAACTATTCCGTAAACTAAATGTCAATCAAGCACACGCAAGACATATCCGTGCGTTCTACGAAGGACCTTTAGCAGAATATTATATGCTACAGCAACCTGCTCGCGAACAAGACGAGGATTTGCGTGAAGGTTATGCGCATTTGGACAAAGCAGCAATCAAACGTGGTGTTACACTGTATAGTGGCATATTAGGTGCTTGTGATCTAATTACAGCAGAAAGTAAAGCAACTCGTAAAACTAGAACACCTAAGCCTAAGAGTGCTGACAAGTTGGTAGCAAAAATGAAGTATTGCAAAACCGACGAAAAGTATAAAGTAGCCAGCATTAATCCTGTGGATATTATTGATGCTAGTGAAGTTTGGGTGTTCAATGTTAAAACACGCAAACTAGGCAAATATGTTGCAGAAGAACATGCTTCACTGTCAATTAAAGGCACTACACTGCAGTTCTTTGATACTAATGCTAGTGTAGCAAAAACACTGCGTAAGCCAGAGCAACAATTATCAGACTTTAACAAGAGTGGTAAAGTTCAATTACGAAAGTTCTTAGATAATATCAAGGGCGTAGAAACTAAAATGAACGGACGCTTCAATGCTGACACTGTTATCCTTAAGGCAGTAAAGTAATAAATAGTGTATAAGAACAAGGATACACTATGGCAACACTAGCATCATTAAGAGCAGATACAGTAGACTACATTCGCTATCGCTTAGGCGATGGAATGATCGATGTTGAGTTAGATCCGGAACACTATGATAACAGCATAGACAAAGCAGTAAAACGTTTTCGTCAGCGTAGTCAAAACGCATATGAAAGTTCATATGTATTTTTAAGTGTTGTAGAAGAACAGCAAGAGTATACACTACCAGACGAAATTGAAGAAGTACGTCAAGTGTATAGACGCAGTGTTGGTAGTGGCAGTAGTGATACTGGAACACAATTTGAACCTTTTGAGGCTGCTTTTCAAAATACATATTTGTTACAAAGTGGACGTATTGGCGGTATGGCAACATATGAAATGTACTACCAATATCAGGAACTAAGTGCTAGACTGTTTGGAGGATTTATCAACTTTGAATTTAATCCTGTCACCAAAGTTTTAACATTGCTTCGTAAATTTAGTGCAAGTGGTGAACAAATTGTTCTTTGGACTTATAACTTACGCCCAGAGGCAAGATTGCTACAAGATAGACATGCTGGTCCTTGGGTACAAGACTATGCACTAGCACTTTCAAAGTACACACTAGGCGAAGCACGTTCTAAGTTCAGCACTATTGCAGGTCCGCAAGGTGGCACAAGTCTTAACGGCGATGCTCTTAAAGCAGAAGCACAAGTTGAAATAGACAAACTCGATGAAGAACTACGCAACTATGTTGACGGTAGTGATCCACTCTCTTTTATTATAGGGTAAATTAATGCTACAAATTTTCCGCTGGAAAGGTGGATATGCTGGAGAAACCATAGTTTCCTCAATATTATCTGCCAATCCAGATTTAGTTTCTAACATTGTGCATAATGAGTTATCTGAAAATGGTCGTACTATAGCGACTAATAACAAAGCACATGTTTTATCCTCACTAGCAGAATGGGATGCAGTTCATGATTTTGATGTGCTGGAAGAAAAAATTGAACAAGTTATCGGTGACGATCAAACTCACATTGTAAAAAATCATTGTTATCATCCGTTCTTAGACAAGTATAGCGATTACATAGTAGACATTATTAGCACAAATAATTTGTTAAGTTTTACAACACTTGCAAATTTTAACAAAATGTATGACGTAACTTCAAAGATTCTAAGAGAGTCTAATAGATTTTACAGGATGCTAGAGCAAAGAGATAAAAACGAAGCAGATTATTATATGATATACAACATTGCACTCAGTCACTACAAGCATAACTGTGCAGAACATAAATCAAAAAATAAAATTTTATTAGACAAATGGATAGATTTACAATATAATAATATTCTAGGGTATGATTTTGATCGAAAAATTTATAAACGTTGGCAAGAAAAAAATAATTACATTGTGAACGAAAGCAATGTCAACGTTGAAAAAATTTGTGACTTAGTAAAACAACAAGTTCCTTATAGTAAGATAAGAAAGCAATTAGTATGATTATAGGATTATGTGGACTTATTGGTGCTGGCAAAGGCACCGTTGCAGACATTCTTGTAGAACAAGGATTTAAAAAAGTAAGTTTTGCAGACAAGCTCAAGGATGGCGTAAGCACAATCTTTGGCTGGGATAGAGCAATGCTTGAAGGAGACACAGATGAATCAAGACAGTGGCGTGAGCAGCGAGACGACTTTTGGAGTAATGAAACGAAAATGGAAGTCACTCCTCGTTTGGTGCTTCAGTTATTTGGTACTGATTGTATGCGTAATGGCTTTGATGAAAGAATCTGGGTGAGCACACTAAAGAAACAAATGCTAGATAACCCAGGCAACTATGTTATACCTGATGTGCGTTTTCGTAATGAACAAGATATGATCCGTGAAATAGACGGAGAAGTATGGATGGTAAAGCGAGGAGACAAGCCAGACTGGTGGGCTAAAGCAACATTAGATAATGCTACTGGTAGCAACTTTATGGCTGACGAGGATATTCATACCAGTGAATGGAAGTGGATTGATACAGAAGATCAGTTCAATGAAATTATACAAAATAATTCAACCATTGACGAACTTAGATATCAGGTTTTAAATCACCTCGGGACCATCCCGTATTAATTAACTCAGCGTTACAATTTAAACATACTGTTTTGAGATTGCGATTGCTTACGTTGTTCAAGTTTCCATCTATGTAAAACACAACAACTTGTGCTCTTACTACAGGCTTAAATCCACAAGCCTCACAGTGACGTTTGACTTTATATCCACTATCAACCCATAATGGTTTAACAGGCTTATGTAACTTCATGCACTGTTCGCATTTCTTTCTATAAAAAACTCTATCATCCTTGCGGTAATTTATCGCTCTAGGACGTTGTCCGCATTCCTCACAAATAGGTCTCAT